TAGAAAACAAGTTAGAGATTGAAAAAATTATAAATAACTGTGAATCTAAGAAATCTGTATATGCAGGTGAACTAGTTGATGTTAAAGCTCTGAAAGAGCAGATTGATGCGTTATCAGATAACAATCTGGTAGCTGAACTTAAAAAAGCGAGCACTATCACAAGACCCGATTACTCTAGATTTCAAGAAGTTAGAGATAAGATAAATAGCAATCTTAGAAAATTAGATGCTATAGATAGCAAGTTGGATATGGATCGCATACTCCATGGTTGTATACAGAAGGAAATATCTGAACTAGAATCTCACGACTTTAGTGAAGACGGTATTGAGTGTCCAAGTTGTAGCGAGCGTTTCATTTCATCCGCGTCCGGTATGATAAAAATTGATCAACTACAAGAACAACATAAACAAAAGATAGAAGTTAAGAAAGCTGATTTAGCTCAACTAGTTGTTGCGATAAATGGTGCAGGTAATACTAGAGCTAAGAGATCCGAGATTCAAGGCTTAAGTGTGAAATTAAACACTAAGATTCAAATGAAGGAAAGAGAATATAGTGAGGCTACTAGTCGTATATCTGAAATCAAATCTAAACTAGCTATTCAGCAAAACTCTGTAGCAGTGTTAACCGAAAAATTACAGAAACAAGAAACATACATTTCTAAAGTAGCTGAAATAGATTCAATCTTAACTAAAGCTAAAACGAAATTGGATAAGGTTGATATTGATATTGAGCTATCTTCTACTGTATCTAGTATTCTATCTCCTACAGGGGCTCCTGCTTATATTGTAGATTCTATTGTAGGCACCTTTAATCAAAAAGTATCTGATTATGTATCTCTTATTTGGCCTAATGCCTCATATAGGTTACAATCCTTCAAGGAAAACAAGGATAAATCTGTTAAGGCTAAATTTTCAGATAAACTAGTTATCGCTGGAAGAGATGTCTCAATCGGTAGTCTATCAGGTGGTGAATTTCGTTGCCTATCTATATCTGTAGATTTTGCCGTAATCGATGTTGTTGAATCTATGTTCGGTATTCGGATCTCCCCTATCTTCTTAGATGAGCCGTTCGATGGGTTAGATATATCTAACCGCGAGAGGGTTGTAAATCTGCTAGAGAAGCTATCTAGCGATCGACAGATATGGATAATTGACCACGCATCAGAGGCTAAATCAATGTTTACCGATACTGTGCGCATCGAGAAGAAAAACGGTGTGTCTAGTATAATCCATTAGAAAGTATAAATACTGCGTTCGGAGATAAAAACGAGTCCCATTGACTACGCTCTGGATAGGTATATTCGGGCAATCCCTTGTTTATATAGTGTAATCTGCAGATAAACTATACAAACGTTCCTCAACGATGAAGGGTCTGTGGCAACAGGTACTTTCTGATATAATGGATATATGGAAAAGTTACTCAAAAAATTACAAGAGCTCAAAGAGATGGCTAAAGCAGCCGCTCCCACCCTCCCTAAGTTATCGTCGCCTAAGCCCCCAAAAGTAGGTGCACCAGATCCAGCTCCAGCCCCAGAAGCCCCAAAAGCGAGTGCTGCTTCTTCTAAGAAGGATCCAACTAAAGTTGCAGAGCAGCTTAAAGATCCAGGACATAAGAATGAAGCCATGAAGAATGCCAAAAAGATAAAAGAAGGCGTTACTGTCAGCACAAAGGGCCAGTGGTCGCTAAAATCGTAACCTAAATCGTATAACCTTAAAATAAGGAGATATGATGGCAGTTAAAAAACCACGCAAAAAACCTAAATTCAATCAAAATTCAGCTATACGTTCCTCAATCCGCCGAATGTTCTCACGTTCACCAGATGTCATTGAAACCCTCAAGAAAGTTCGCCGCGAACGAGAGTGGTTGAAAAAAGATGGTACTCCAGCGAAAAAACCCCGGGTAGAATATTCTTGTTCGAATTGCAATGAATGGTTTATGAAAAAAGATATACAAGTTGACCATATAGTTCCAGTAATTGACCCTGAAAAAGGCTTTGAAGACTGGAATATCTTTGTAGAACGACTGTTCTGCGGCGTGGATAACTTATCTGCACTATGTAAACCATGTCATAAGGTAAAAACAGACGAGGAAAAAGCCGTTAGAGCACATTATCGTAAATTGGCTAAATTAGCAACTAAGGAGTAAAGAGCATGGCATTAGATTATGGGAAAGCAAAAAAGATTTTGAGTCAGACATTTCTTGAAGACAATAACGAGATTGCAGAAGATACCGCTGCATCTCTTATTGTGAAAGCAGAGCAACAAATTAAGGCTCTTAATGATGAGATGTCTGAAGATGAACAGTTACAGGCAGCATCTCAGGTCAAGAAAGACTTAGAATCTGGATATAAAAGCGCTATAAAGTACGAACAGGCTAAGATTCAATACCTATTGGCAAAAATTGAAGAGATACAAGAAGGCGAAGTCAATCCTGATGCAAGTGTTTAATTAGGCGAGGACGTGCTTCGGCATATAAACGGTCTAGATTAACTTCAATAGGTGGTACAATGTACAAGTACCACCTGTTTTCTTTTTTAGGAGTAATTATATGTCTTTACGCACTGACTACACAGGATCTATGGATGCAAAGCTTGCTCAAGCGAGACAGGCTGGGCGCGACTGGGTCACCGTCGATAACTTAACAAATATCCAAACCGGCATGGCAACAGCTGCTACTCAGGGAAATAGAGTCTTTACTCTAACCTATGCTGCAACTTTCCAGCCTTCCGATCTTCGATTAGAAGGTCCTTTGTGGCAAGCATACCAGAGTGGCATCTCTGAGGGTTTGACTTCTGAAGATATCATGCAAAATGAAGTAACTATTAAACTTAATACTTCCGATACACTATCAACCAGTGTTGATTTAGATTTCGATTTCTGCGGATAAAAAATTCCATATTTAATATGAGGCGCGACAACTGTCGCGCCTTTTTTCGTTTGTACAATATATATATGGAATATTATATATATGGACACTATTGTAAAGATTCTGGTGATCTTTTTTATATAGGAAAAGGTTGTAAAAAGCGTGCTTGGTCGAAAAATAGCCGTAATGAATATTGGCACAATATTGTACATAAACACGATTACACTGTAAAAATATTACATATTTTTAATTCTGAAGCAGACGCTTTTAGTAAAGAAATTGAGTTAATAAAATCGCTATCACCACGTGCAAATATTGCAGTAGGTGGATTTGGTGGTGACACTTTTTCTAATTTATCTGAAGATAAAAAGGAATCTATCCGTGCAGCCGCTAAAATAAAAGCTCAAGATCCAGAAGGTGGCGTAGTTAGAGCTGCTAAAATTCGAAAAGGTAAAACGAAGAATTCCTGTAATGCATTAAAGCAAATGGCAACTAGTCATAGTATTAGATATGCAGGATCTAATAATCCCATGTTTGGTAAGACTTTTTGGGATACAAAGACAGATGATGAGGCCACTCTAATAAAAAATAAAATTTCACAATCTCTAAAAAATACATATAAAGAAAAACCAAGAAAATATAAAATAGTAGAATGCCCTCATTGCGGTAAGGTTGGTGGTCAACCTGGGTTGACTAGATATCATTTTGATAATTGTAAGGATAAAATATGAACTTTTTATGGATCGACGTTGAAACAACAGGTCTATATTCAGACAAACATGATGTTGTCCAGTTAGCTTGCATCCCTATTGTAGACGGTGTTAGACAGGATTTCTTTAATGAGTTTTCTCAACCAAAAAATTGGGAAGCTATTGAAGATGGTGCTATTCGTGTCCATGGTATTACCCGTGAACGAATGAAGACATTCCAAACACAGGAACAACTTGTTGAAAACCTTGTCACATATCTTAAAAAGTTCGATACCAAATTTATTATAGCTGGATATAATGTTGGCTTTGATAAGAGATTCGTTGCCGATATGTTCGCTAAGTGTGGTCGACCAGAAGATTTCTTTTCTCTATTTGAATTAAACGTGCATGATACATACGCTCGAGTGAAAACAGTTAAAACTCAAATCAAAACAGAAAACCATAAACTAGAAACTCTAGCAAAGCATTATGGTGTTGCGATAAAGGCCCACGATGCTCATTCTGATATCGTCGCTACTATAGAGGTAGATAAGCAGATCGGTAAATTAATGGGTGAAGAAGAGAGAGTAGCACAAGTTGCGATCCCAGAAGTAAACCTAGATGATTACAATCTTCCTGAGCCTGCACAATTACATGTTCATTCTATGTATGGGATGGTCGAATCCGTCCCAGATCCCAAGGATTGGGCTAAATGGTGTAAAGAAAAAGGAATACCAGGATTCAGTGTGGTAGATCATGGTCCCGCTATATCTATGATCGATGCAGTTAAACTAAGCGATAATGATGTTACTGCTGTACCGGGTGTTGGCTTATTCTTCATGAAAGATGAACAACTACATCCTTTTAACGCGTGGGCTGTTAGCTCACATGGTTATATAAATGTAATGAAACTATCTTCATTAGCATATGAGAATCAGATAGAGGTTGACGGTATTATCAGGCCAATAATATCGGCTGAAGATATAGACGATCATAGAGAGGGCGTTATATTTGGTACTGGAGATATCTACGGTGCTATTGGTGAATATCTTAAAAAGGGGAATAGAGATTCAGCACACGAATCATTTAAGGAATATCTTCAAATATTCGGTTCGCAATTAAGAGCAGAATTCATCCCTGTTTCAATTAAAGAAAGTTATTCTTCTAAGACCGGGTTTCAGCCAATTCGTAAGAATGATCTAATCCCTGATGGGGATTTAGGTAAGGCATACAATAACTTTATGATGGATATGGTAGAAGAGCATGGGGTAAGTGCTATTCCATCTAGTAGTGCCCACTTTATAGAGAAGCACGATAAATTACTTCAAGACGTTATAGCAAAGAACTCTTATGATAGTGGTAAATACTATATTGAGTCTTATCACGCCCGAATGGGTAAAGATATGTACAAGGTTCTTAAAAAGCATCTCGGTGATCGATTGGATTTAGATCAGTTCAGGGGCTGGATAGATAACACATTAGATATTGTTACACAGGCACACGGCATTAAGCCAAAACACGGTTATCACATGCCAGTAATCGATATCCCACAGGAAATTAAACAACAGACAGATGACTACGACAAGCAGACATTGTTATATACAATACAACTATGTAAGCAGCATGGTCGATGGAGAGATGATCCAGAATATGTAGCACGTTTCAAAAAAGAAGTTAAAGTTATCATGCAGAATGGTACTTTGAATTTCTTGCCATACTTTTTATTGTATGAGGATATCTGTGCATATGCTAGATCGCAGGGTATCTTACAGGGAATTGGTCGTGGTTCTGCTGGTGGTTGTCTACTATCTTACTATCTAAAAATCATCCATGTTGATCCTATTGAGTGTGACCTTCCATTCGAACGTTTCCTTTCTATAGCTCGTATTAATGCTGGGTCTTTCCCAGATATCGACTGTGACTTTGGAGATAGAACAGATATCATCGACTACTTGGATAAGAGGTACGGTGTAGGTTTCGCACAGATATGTACATTCCAGAGAATGAAAACAAAGAATGCTATTAAAGACGCCATGTGGGCTCTCTATGGCAAGAATAGAAAAGACCCCAATGTAGAGTCTGTTTGTAGGTTGATTCCAGATTCCCCACAGGGTGTTAACGAGTATGATTTTCTATATGGCTTTACAAACAAAGAGGGTGAATATACACCAGGGGCAATCGAGACAATCCCGGAATTAGAAGCGTTTTTTATGCAATTCTCTCAGGTAGAGGGAATGGTAAAAAGACTTGTTGGTCTTGTGCGTGGATGGGGGCGTCATGCTTCAGCATATGTTGTGTCCACGATAGATCTATCCGAGCGCGTTCCAACAATGAAGATGCACGATAAACATTTAGATAGAATGATCAACGTAACACAGTGCGACGCATATAAGGTTGAAGATGCGGGTCTTGTAAAGGCTGATATTCTAGGTGTTACGACGATCCAGTCAATCTCAGATTGTATGAAGTTCGTTAAAGAACGTACTGGCATAGATTATCTGGAAGAAGACGATAATGGAACTGCATTAATCTATCGTTTACCGGAAGATCAATCTGTGTATAGAGACTTCTATAATAAAAGAACAGATTCGTCATTCCAGTTTAACACATCTCTAATTAAGGGGTATATTCAGGAATTTGCGCCAACTCAACGTGAACATCTCTCAGCTATGACTGCTCTGTGTCGTCCAGGTGCGTTAGATGCACCCTTCACAAATGATGAAATTTCGTTAGAGGATGGTATATCAGCTGCACAGTACTATATGGATGTCAGAAATGGTAAACGAAAATTATCATATCTCCATCCTGATCTTGCAACTTGCACATCTAATGGTGTCTTTGTTTATCAAGAAGAGGTTATGAAATTCTTGGTTGATTATGGTGGATATACGTTAGAGGAATCAGATCGTATCCGTGGTGCTATTGCGAAGAAGAAGCAAGAAGTTATGATGGAAGCTTTCGATAAGATTCGTATCAACTGTTCTGCAAGAGGGTGGACTGATCAACAGATAAAGACTGTTTGCGATATGGTTCAGGCTTTCGCTAGATATTCTTTCAATCGTTCTCACTCTCGTTGTTATGGGGATACAGGTTATATAACTATGTATCTGAAGAAGCATCATAAGCTTGAATGGTGGGCAGCTGAATTAAACAACTCAATGGATAAAGAAGAGAAAGTGAGAGGGTACATGACACTGCTTGGTGATACTGTTGGTCCCCCGTCTGTGAAGAATCCGAGTAAGGGATTCCAAATCAATGAAGACACAATTACAGCGCCGGTTTCAGTATTAAAACGTATTGGTGAATCATGTGTCGATGAGTTGGTGAATAAGGGGCCATTTGTTGATATTGATGATTATATAGCTAGAGTGCGACATAATAAGGTTAATATTGGTCATTTCTCTTCCCTTATTAAAGGGCGTGCGGCAGATTGTTTCATGGATAAAACATTAGATTATGCAGATGCACGAATTGCATTGATGGGTGAATATGTGGCAAAAAGAAAGTGTAAACCTTTTAAAGAAGAGATGTACGATGTCGACCCCATGACTATATTCTTAATGGAGCGTGAAACCAATAAATGTTTTAACAAAACTCTTCTTAAGGATGATAAGCTCTTAAATCGTGTCGTCACTGCTGATCCTGAATTTAGTACTACAGGTCGCAACGGCGTTCCTTTATTGCGCCACAACGTTCCAATATTAGCGAACTTAATGGTTGCGAAAGGATTGGTAGAAAAAGAACATGACCAGCTTGTGGGCATGGTTATGTTATTTGAAGGATCTTCTATTAAAAAGGGAATCTCTAAGAGAACAGGTAAACCATATCAGATGGTAAAAATAGAACTATCTGACGGCTATACAACAACTGAATGTGTCTGGTGGGATCGTAAGAAGGCTTTAAACTTCCCAGTGAACTCCATTGTATTCGTGCGTGGACAATTGAAAAGTGGTTGGAAAACACCTGTTAGTATAACAATTCAAGAATTAGAACGATTGACATAAGGAGTTAAGATGGCAAAGTATGTTCTGGTTAAAAAGCAACCGGAGAAAATAGACAAAGGCTGTATTATTATTGGTTCACCTGATTTTAAGACAGAGATAGAGCAGTGTGCAAGAAAGAAGCCGAGATCAAAGGTTATGAGTGTGAATTATCTTAGAGAGATCGTTGCTACAATTGGTCTCAAATATGGACCTGAAGGTTTTAATGCACTTTCGGCCGTAAACGTTTCAACATTCATAGGAGTTCCATGTGAAACTAATGAGCAAACTGAACAAATCGTTATCAGGGCTTTTAAGAAATCTTACCCAGAAATTTTTGATAGGTACTTGGACCATCATATCAAACTACGCCCTGATGGAACAAGGCTCATATATTTTGTCGGTGATCCTGCTCAATCAACAGCCTTTTTGAAGCATGGGATAGACTCTTTACCGCCAAAAGAAGTCGATTTTTATCTGGGTAAAAAGACTAAAAAAGTTGTAGGAAAGCCGGCTATTTCTGCTAAAGAAGCTGGAAAAATCGATTAAATCTGGTATAATATATACTGCCAAAGGCAATTAACGATAACGTCTATTTAGACACGGAGAAAAAATTATGAGTAAGATTACTATCAATCAGGATTCCCTGAAAACTTCACGCGAATGGAAAAGACACACAGTAAAAGATGGTTCAAACATCTTTAGAATCATGCCCCCATTTGGTGATGTAGAAACCCACAACAATTACCCTTATAGAAAATGGTCTATCGCTTGGTTAGTAGATCCACGAACAGGTAAGCGTCGTCCTTTTGCGACCCCTCTATCTGACGGTGAAGAAAACTGCCCAGTAAAAGAGTACCAAGATGCACTTAAGACCTTTGTAGAAAAGAAAAAAGCTACATTGGAAGCAGGTGGGGCATCAAAATCAGCAGTAAAAGAAGCACTTAAGGGGCTTTATGAGATCCAATGGCAGGTTAAAGTTCAGCACTTGTATGCGTACAATGCTTGCGACAAATCCGGCAACGTTGGGCTTCTTGAAATCAAATCAACTGCACAGAAAGCACTAAAGAAGAAGATGTCTGAATACATCAAGCTTTACGGTCAAGATCCTACTTCGTTAGGTTCAGCAGAAGATGATTCTGGTGTATGGTTTGACTTTACAAAAGAAGGTGTCGGCAAAGATACAACTTATGGCGTAGACTTCAATGTCGAGCGTTTCAAGGATGACAAGGGACGTCTAGTTTCTGTAGAAGATAGAACTTCCCTTGCACCTAATGTTGTTGAAGGCTACGAAGATCAGGCATATGATCTTAGTACTATTTACTACCGTAAAAACTATAATGATCTTCGTGACATTCTCTTGTACAACTTGGCACTAATTGCTGAGGACTTACCAGAAGCTGTACTTCCTGGATTCGAACCTGACGGTGCACCAGTTACACAAGCTCCAAAGCAAGAAACAGTTGCAGTTAAACCACAAGGTACTAAAAAAGTAGCCTTGAATCTTAGCGATGACGATGATGACGAAGTACCTTTTTCTGGCGGAACAAAAGTAGGAGCAGCGGTTGCCGCGAAAGTAGCACCAACTGCTGAAAAAGTTGTTACCGCAGACTTAGACATGGATGATATCAAGGATCTAGCCGATTCAGTCTTGGGCGACTAAGGGGATAACATGTCTGATCTACAAGAATCTTCACAATTCGAAAGAGTTGTGGAATACACAAAGAAATTAGAAAAGATCGCTGAGGGGGCCAACTCAATGTTGGCTCCCATCATGATGAGAGATTTCATTATTGCAATGGATGTCACATCAGACCTATTAGCAAAAGCAACTAGGAACGATCTACGAGCCGCAGCAAAACTTAAACAGGCTGAAGCAGAAGCCTATTTCGACCGCGCACCTGACTTTTTAAAAGATCAAGGTGTAAAGGTGAGTTCAGAAGCTAAGAAGATGTATGTTCCTACAGATCCCGAAGTTATCTCTGCACATGGTGCGAAAGCGAAAACAGAAGCAATGAAGTTTTGGTTAATTAACAAGCTACATGAATTCCGTATGGCGCACGATGATGTGAAGAAAATGGCTTACACTAGCGATTATGCTAATTCTCAAAATGAAGGAATGTAGTGTATAGTTCGTGCGTTAATTGTAACATGGACAAAAAAACCACTAAATCAAAGAGGTGTCATTCGTGTGCGAGAAAACTTCAGCACACCAATGGTGTATTTACTTCCAGTAAGATAGATTTTTCTAGTGGTATGAAATTTTGCAATTACTGTAAAAAAGAGCACCCAATTATAAAAGAAAAGTCGAATACGTATTGGCTGGTGAGACGTGCTAAAGAGCGTATTAGATATGAATGCAGGTTATATAGAAAACACCTATATAATCTACGAATGAAAGATCCTAGGAAACGATTAAGAAAATCTGTATCTAATTTAATAAGAGATTGTATTGCTAAACATGGTGCTTTCAAAGGAGATTCATTCCCTAAATATGTTAATTGGACTGTAGATGAGCTCAAATCACACCTTGAATCTAAGTTTACAGAAGGGATGAGTTGGGAAAATTACGGTGAATGGCATATAGATCATATTAAACCTGATAGTTGGTTTGATTATGCTAATATAGCAGATAAAGGATTTAAAGAGTCGTGGGCATTAAACAATCTGCAGCCTCTGTGGGCTAAAGACAACTTAAGTAAAGGGAATAGATATGAAGGAAGCAAAATTTACTAAAGCATCTATACACGATGTATTTAAGGTTACAGTTCGATTGAATCAGTTAGATCTACCTAATAACCTTCCTAAAGGGACAGAGGTTTTAGCAGATATCGAAGGCGTAACAGCTGTATTTAAAGTTAATAGGACAGGTCAGACTCTAGCAACAGATTCTTTTCCAACTAAATTAGTGCATCCCCGAGTCGGTAGTCCTTGCATTTACAGTGTATCTAATATTTATGTTGTAGAATAATGTATGAAGCGATGATGTTTTGGCGAACCTGTCATAAGCTCTTCGAGATGGAAGAGCCTAGCAGTGTTAATACATCTCTTGCTGAAATGTGGATCAAAGAATTACATGTTCAAAGCCCTGATCCCATGAGACATATAGGTAAAGGGGTTTTGAGTATTGGATTCCAATTCCATGATAAATTGGTAACAATTAACATAGTGCCACGGCACAAGTCCACGGACAGAAAGGGTGTGTTATGAGTAATAAATGGATGACTAAATTAAACAAAGATGTCGGTAAAGCAGCCGCCGATATGGCATCACCATCTGATGATGTAGTTAAACTACCTTCTCCTTCCCTAAATTGGGTTGTAGGTAATGGCGGTGTAACAAAAGGTAAAGCAATCACATTATATGGGCCAGAATCCGGGGGTAAATCTCTGATCATGCAGCTCATCTTAGTTCAACTCCTTAGAGATAATCCAGAAGGTATATGCATCTTATTCGATGCTGAGTATTCGTTTAATCCAGACTGGTTTAGAAAATTAGCAGGTTTTTCTCTTGATCCGATGGAAGCCTTTAATGCTGAAGACATAGTATCTAGACTTATTGTTCGACAAACAAATGATCCACTTAAAATTTTTGACTATATCGAAGGCGAGATGCAGGAACTAATTCAGGACGGGTGTCCGATAGTTGGATTGGGGATTGACTCTGTTAAGTCTATTCGGTATCCAAAAGATATCAAAGATAAATCAACCAAGATGGTTATGGGGGGAGGCGGAGCTTCTTATTTATCTCCTGCACTTAAAGGGGTTCTCCCTGTTATCCGTGATAACAATATCACGACAGTTCTTGTTCAGCAGGTTTATGAGGAAATGGATGAGTGGAAGAAGATGCTCAATCCATACATCGTCCCTGATGGAAGAGCACTAAAGCATTTCTCAGATTACATGCTAGAGGTCACGAGGATTGATACTAAGGCCGGAAGAATAGAAACCGGTAAGAACATGTATGGTGGAGCTCAACAGATCGGACACGTCGTTAGGGTGCGCGGTAAGAAGAACCGTGTTGGAGCACCATTTAGAGCAGGTCAGTTCTCTCTATCATATACAGAGGGGGTAATCAATATGGCACAAGAAATCTTTGATCTAGGTAAATCATTGGGGGTAATTTATCATCCAATAAATGATGCCACTGGTAAAACCAATGCTCAAATGTGGCAGTTTGCCGACCACGATCCTATAAGAGGGGAAGCCAATATGCTTAAGTGGGTTCTTGATAATGAATCTGTTCAAGTAGAAATTGAGAAAGCCTGTTATGAGGTTGATAGTGCCGAGGCCATTGCTCAACGTAATGAGGACCTTGGTTATTCTAACGATTTAGTAAGCAAGATCTTGGAATAAAAATTGCAACACCACACTGGTTAACAGCCGATCAGCTAAAGGAGATAAGGGATCTCTATATAAAAAGTAGACAATTAACAGATAGTACGGGGATTATACATCATGTAGATCACGTGTTGCCGTTAAAAGGTGATTGCTCATGTGGTTACATGTTCCTTGGAATTTACAAATTTTAACAGCAGAAGATAATCTAAAAAAAGGTAATAAACTATATGAGTAAAATACTTTTAATAGGTGATCCTCATCTTAAGATTTCTAGATTTGATTTATCCAAGAAGCTTCTCTCTTGGATAAAAAAAGTTATTAAAGAGGTTAATCCAGACTTGGTTGTTAATCTGGGTGACACATTCGACACTCATGCCGTCCTAAGATCTGAGATTCTTTATGAATTTAAGAAGCATGTGGAAGATTGCCCTGTGCCGTACGTTTACGTTCTTGGTAACCACGATATGTTTAAACCAGATGATAGTTCATACCACGCATTACAGCCATTCAATCTAGATGCTTTCCAAGTAATTGACAAACCAACTGACATAGGAAACATTACATTTGTCCCTTATATTCACGATTTTGAAAACTTCCCAAAAGAAACAAAACCAATATGCATTGCTCATCAAACTTTTGTGGGTGCTGATTACGGTTACTACCGTCCTGATGTAGGGGTTGATGCTGACAAGGTTTCAGCTGAAATAATAATCAGCGGTCACGTACATAAACGACAGAATTTCGGTAAGGTTTACTATCCGGGGACACCATATGCAATGGATCTAAATGATATAAATCAAGAAAAAGGAATCATGATATTTGATACTGATACTTATAAAATGGAGTACATTCATTCACCATTTCCTCGCTGGAAAGGTATGAAGTTTGAATTAGATGCTTCTCTATCTATTGACGATATACATGACACTATTAAGACCGGTGTAGACAAGGGGCAAGATAATTGGGTTGTAGATATCAATGGGCCTAAGGCTGAAATCTTATCTTACTTAGATTCTAAGAAGCTCGCTAACCTACAGAAAAAGCACTCGATTAGAATGCGTCCAACTTTCACAGATAGTAATCGGGTAGAAAAGAAAAAGATCTCATCTCTCAATATTACAGATATCGTTAGTGATTATATAGATACGATTTATGTGGGATCAATCCAGAAGTCTGTTTTAAAAGATAAAGCGGCACAACTACTCAATAAGACAGAAGAAAAGTAGTGTTTAACTATATACCTATGGTATATTCTATCACAAGAGGCTCTTATGAGTGAGAATCTTAGCATAAATGATCACATGGATCACCAGCGTTGGCTGTTAGAACATGGCTTCATTAATGATTTACACAAAGACAACCTGTATATGTACGGGGCAATTGCTCATAAGGATATCCAGGCTTTAGAGCTAGATATCGATCCTAGTAGGAAACTGATCACATATAGACTATATTGCAGTATTTCCTTGTTAGGTAAAATTGAAAAATATAAACAACTATCTAAGTCCAAAGGTATTTTTGGATTATGGAAGTTTAAGAGACTACTAAAAAAAGAAGGGAATCTTAATATTACGTTCTTACTAGATAAGTTTGTTAAAGATTACTGTGGCCCTAAGTGGCGAGTAGCAGTAAATCTAGAGGACTATAAAGATTACAAAGATGGATACGAGGAAGAAAAAACAAAAGAAAGTGGAACGGCTGATAAACAGCTTAACCATGAGTGAAGATATTAAGCAGGATTTGTGGGTAGATTATCTAACTGGCATAGATCTCAGTTCTTTAGTTTTTAAAGCATACCAGCATAAATTAAGATATAACTCCCAGTCTGAGCATGATGAGTCATTACATGCTCTACTTTATAACCCGCCACCAACTAAATTCATAGAAAAATTTACAGAATGTGAACGAGAAGTCATGTATTTATTTACTTTAGGTTATAATATAGGTGAAGTCTGTGTACACTTGGGTATAAGCCTAGTAGGTGTTCAACAGTTACTTTCATCAATACGAAGTAAAAAAGCATGGGATAAACTATGGCTCTTAAGAGATCATTTACAGAACAAGAACGATATGGACTCACTGAGGAAGAAATCAAGTTAGGTGAGAAATTCCTAAGGAAATATAAAACAGCCGGCGCTATCAGTGAAATAGAGTCAATGAAACTCTATGAGATGTATATGGTAGGTTGCAGCTTCTACGAAATCCACCAACAATTCACACAACATCCATTAGATCAAATAATCCTTACAGCATCTCTTAGGGGGTGGCCTCGAGATAGAGATAAGATGATGGGCTCTCTCAGGGATAGGGTTCAAGCTAAAGTTGTTAAATCCGTGATCGAGCAAGTTGATTTCCTAACAACAATGTTATCTGTGGCTAATGCTGAGCATATGGAGGTAATGAAAAAGTTTGTTATCGATCCAGATAATAACGCTGCTCCCGATATTAGGGTTCAAAATATAAAAGAATACAAGGAAGTAGTTGAGACACTTCATAAACTTGTTGCTGGGGCAACAGGTGCCCAGAAGAATAGTAAATCTTCAGCTATGTTTGATTCATTGGAGCCAAAAGCGACCGCTAAATCTAAAGTTAAAACCGAAGATAGTGGTGATGCGCTAGATGCAGCCGATTTTATAGCAGCGGAGATTACTGAGTAGTGGCTGATGCTAAGAAAGAAAACCTGAAGAAATTAAAAGCCCTTCTTACCCCGTGTAAGACAAAGGTGCAAATGAAAAATTGGATTAAATACCATCTTCACATGGATATTCCTGATTTTACGGTATCCAGGTATGCAGATACAAATCCTCTCGATGCCATCTGGTCTATTTATGATGTATGTACGAATGGGAACAACGTAGATAAAGTTGAAGAACTTCTATATGTTGCAAGTCGAGGTTCTGGTAAGACCCTTGGAGTAGCGATTGCAGAGTTAATGGTTATGCTTCATGATCAGCGAGATGTTGTACACGTTGGTGCTATTATGTCTCAGGCGAAAAGATGTTATGACTATCAGATGGGATTTATGCTCAATGATAAGTTAAGACCAATATTAAAACAAGAAATCCGTGCAGGTGATAAAATCCTTGAAAAATTAAATATGGAAAAATCTATGTTTAATTTAATTGATAAGTTCTCTAAACACCTAGTAAAGGTATCCTTAGAGGTCCTACCATGTACTCTGAAGGCCGTTAACGGTCCTCACGTGCCATTGGTGGTAGTAGATGAGATCGATACCGTATCTGGTGATGGTCTAAGGGCTTTCAAAGATATCGAGGGTATGCTTGATTCCAAGGGTGAACGTCGTGGTTTGCGAGTAGGTATTTCAACACGTAAATCTAGATACGGATTAATGAATAAGCAGATTGAAGGTGCTGAGGCCGCGGGCCGTACAGTTAAATACTGGACCGCACTTGAATTTACTGCACGCTGCTCAGACGATAGATCTGGTACAGATCCGGTTACGGGATATGTCATGCAAGAAGACATGGAGGTAATTACAAAGGATCTCTATGATAAGAAATCAAAACAAAAACAAGATGAATATTTCGAGAATGAGTTTCCTGGCACTGGATGCCTTAAGTGCCCAATTGCCCCACTGTGTTTAGGTGATGCTAAAAAGCAAGAGTGTAAATCAGACATGCTTAAGCCAATCACTGACCCAATTAAGAAAGCAATGGGTAATGGTGCTGATTGGGCTATATCTCAGTTATTTAATCTGAAGCCTTCTGTAGAAGGAATTATCTATAAAGAGTTTGAAGAGAGAAAGCATGTAAAGAATTGGGGTGAAATGTGGCTCATACTGACTGGTAAAGAATATCCAGGTGAATGTACACATGATATCTTTGTTAGAAAATGCCATGAGATGCAGTTATCATGCTATGCCGGGATTGACTGGGGTTGGTCTAATCCAAGTACTGTAGTCTATTTCTTTGTAGATAATAGAGAAAACGTATTTGTTGTGCGCTGCGAAGGGCAAACCCACACTAATAATCCAACATGGGCTCAAACAATAAAAAGCAAGTGGCATCAGATGTATCGTTGCCAGCTCTACTTTCCTGATCAGGCGAACCCAGGTGATGGTGTAACCATGAGGCAGGAAGGACTACCGTGCCCTAGTAAGCAGACTAAGGATACTGAGGGTGGAATACAGGTTGTCAAGAAATGGCTAAGAAGTCTTGCATCTCCAGTGCCCAAGATGTACTTTGCTAAAGAAACATGCGAACCCATTGTTAAAGAGTTTGGCTTGTTTCACTATAAGACAGACGCGGCGGGTGTAATAACAGAAGAACCAGCTAAAGAATACGATCACTGGCTGGATGCCCTGCGGTATGCAATGTACGAACTTTTCAGCAACACTACATTAGTAACCGGTGAAAATGTAGATATGGCACCTGATAAAATAGTAGACGGTTCTGGTAATTTCTCCAGGATGCCAAATGCAGAAGAATTTGCTAAAGAAATGGGTATTACGGTTAATACCGACATAGATACGAGCAAGTTAGGTAAAATTGGAACAGCATCTGAGCTAGAAGACGAAGAAGAGGCTATCGGTGGCGATGGCAGTTTCTTGTGGTCGTTTTAGTTATAACTTTCAGGGGTAATAATGGGATTCTTTGATAATCTTACAGACAATATACGAAAATCACTACGTGGTGATATCGACGATCTATTGAAGGCAGATGCTGACGCACTACCTGATCATGATGATAAAGCAATAGCGAGTGATGGCATTGGCCAGAAGGCTATTATTGACGATCCTTTCTTTGACCAAGTACATCAGCATTTTATTTTTAAAAGCAAGATGTCAAGGATATCTAATAAGATTCTTAAAGATACATCTGTTAGAGACTGGCTAGTATCCGCTATCATCCAAGGACGTGCAGACACCATGTTGTCATTTGCTAGACCTCAGAGACGTCAATTCGATACTGGTTTCAAGATTAAGAAGAAAAATGGCGACGAGCACCTATCAGCAGGAGAAAAAGAAGAAATAGCTAATCTTGAGGATTTCATTCTCAATTGTGGTCGAAAAAAGGGAACTCCAGCTGGAGAGGAAATGCTATTCGCTGAATTCCTCAAGCTTTCAGCCAGAGATGCACTAACGTTCGGTCATATTGCTGTTGAAAAGATATTGACTAGAAGTGGTGGTCTTCATAGAATCAGACCTATACCTTCTGAGTCTATGTACCTTATTAATAAAGATACAAGTAGAGATATCATTAAGAAACAAATCAGTACAGCTCGTAGGATTACGACACGGGCTAAAGAATTTGCCAAGGACAACAATCCTGAAGCAGATCTACAGTTCAATGAGCCAGATATTGATTATTACAAATATGTTCAGATGTCATACGACAATCGCGTACTAGCGGCATTCGGTGATGAGGATATGATTTGGAAATTAGCTAACCCTCAGAACTTTGCTGACTCTATGGGGTATTGCTATTCTACATTAGAACTTGCAATTATCAATGTGACTAACCATCTTAATGTTGAAAACTATAATGCTAACTTCTTTACACACGGTTATGCAGCTAGAGGCATTCTTCATCTAAAGGGTACCGTTACTCAAGCACAGATGTCTTCTTTTAGGCGACAATTCTATAACACTATTTCTGGTGTTCAAAATGCTTGGCGTACACCTATCATTGCTGGACTTGATGATGTTCAATGGGTTAGTCTTTCTGGTAGTGCTAGGGAGATGGAATACCTAAACTACAATAACCATCTGATGAGAGCAATGTGTACTCAATTCCAGATCGACCCGGTCGAACTAGGACTTGATTTCTTAACTACTGCAACAGGTAGAGCACCTACACAGGGCGATAATCAAGACAAAATTGTTTACTCTCGTGAAAGAGGGTTGATTCCACTATTGATGGTGTTTGAAGACATGATCAATCAGTCAATCATACCCGCAATTGATAAGGGTCTTGCTCAAAAGTATGAATTCAAATTTGTCGGTTACACCGATGAGACTCCCCAGACAAACGTGGCACTACTACAAGCTGAGATGACCGTTAATTCATCAATGAACGATCTATTGAAAGCATCTGAGAAAGAAGCTGTAAAACATCCAATCTTTGATCTTCCTCTTAATCAGACCTTCTGGGAACTCGTTAACCAGATGATGACTAAAGCTGAACAAAGAGAATTATTCTTAGGTGATAAGAAGGCCTTAGGTAAGAGAGAGCTTGCTTACTTCCCTGGAGATCCAGCGTTTATGGGTTGGCAGCAGATGCTTATGACTATGGATAGAGCTAAGCAGCAAGATAAGATGCAAGCCCAGCAAATGCAAGCGGAACAGCAACAGCAGCAAGAACAAAGCTCCCGTGAGCAAGAACAGCATGATGCTGAACAAGAAGATCTACGGGCTAGACAAGCACAAGCGGTTGTACAGCATGAATCCCTAAAAGATTCTGCTAAAGCTTCTGGTGCAGCCACTGAGGCACTACATGTTGGTGGAAAAACAACGAGTAATCCGCTAAACTCTGACGATGCAGACGAATAAGGTTAGTATAATATCCTCTGATTGATATCAAATATTCGTTGGAGGCTTACATTGGCTTGGATTATATTAGAGGGATTAGACAGAACGGGTAAATCTACCGTTGCTGATATATATAAAAAGCAGGGATTTGATGTTATTCATATGTCTGCCCCAGATAAGAAGTATAAAAAGCCTGGTTATTCAGGGCCTTCTTATTTAGATGATATCTTAGAAGTGTATATGAAGTACGACAATAAAGATGTCGTATTTGATAGGTCAATATATGGTGAATTAGTTTGGCCACATGTTTACGGTCGTGCTGTAATGTTATCAGATGATGATTTTGAGATTCTACGAGAATTTGAAGATAGAAACCAAGCAGAGAGAAACCTCCTAGTTGATCCTGAAACTGAAGCTCATTGGCAAAGATGTGTAGATAACAATGAACCTTTAACGCGTCCACAATTCACTTTAGCTAATAGATTATTTACAAAGTTAGCACATAATTTCAATTTCATGCCAAGGCAATTAAGTGACTTTAAACCAGAAATTGCAGCGGACAAGGGCAAGGATCTTGCTCCTCTCGAAAAAGTCGAAGACCCACAGCCTATCGATACGAGAAAAGACAACACTTCTCCTAGCGATTCCTCAACTACTATTGCTGTCGAAGTTGGAAAAACTACTACGATCAAATACGGTAAAACCAAAGAGCAAACCATCCTCGAAAAAGCTAATGCCATCAACAGCATTTTATCGAAAAGAATAATAAAGCAAAAGGGTGCAACATACGATCTGATTGAATCTGATATTAAGGATTACCTTAATTGTCAACTTAAAGTTCTATTCAGTGGTACAAATATAGAAGAAGCATTATCTAAAGACGAATTGACAGTCTTAAAATTATATGCACAACGAATTTTAGATAAACAAAAGGAGAGAGCATGAAGCAACGTAGGGCACCAACTAAGAATGAGCTAGCACAGCAGGTACAAGGGCAGACTGTTGATTTAAATAAGCGTGTTGAGCAATTAGAGATGGCAACAAGGGTATCTCAGATGATGGCTCAACAGATTGGTAACTCAATGTCACAGCTTGCTGCTGATGTTAGAGAGATCGCTAATCGCCAGAGAGATATTCAGTATCGTCTTCTAGCTGTTCAGGAGGTTGCAGGGCTTGATGCCGGAATTATCAATCAGTTAGCTGAAGATAAGCAGATTAGAGATTTCACAGAAGCCTCTGATAAAGAAAATGTGGAACAAGGATTTACATCTGGTGATGTAGTGGTTGATGAGAGTGTTGTTATTTTCACAACTAAGACAGGTGAAGAAGGGAAAGGTATTCTACGTTCAAAGTTAGCTTTGAGTGATATCGCGCTTCCTGAATTTCGCGAAGCCCTTCTTACTAAGAAAGCTGGTGATGTTTTCGAGGCCGATTTACAGGGAACAAAGCATGAAGTAACCGTTTTAGAGGTTCTTTGCAAGCCGGAACCTGTAGTAGAAGAAAAGGCACAAGATGGACAAGAAGAACAAAAAGTGTAATTGTGGCATCGATGTAGTGCATGTGAGGGTGGGTTCTGCAGTTAGAGATCTAGGTTGCTCAATAGAATTCCTAAAGTCATATTTAGAATCTAAGTTTACAGGGAATATGTCTTGGGAAAATCAAGGTGAATGGTATATAGATCACATTAAGCCACTTTCTTCTTTTAATTTATAAAACAGAGAAGAATTGTTGAAAGCGGTTCATTACAGTAATCTTCAACCTTTATGGGCTAAGGATAATTTACGTAAAGGAGGCAAGCAATGAGTGATAAGGATACTATGGATCCGAGATGCCCCAAGCAATTAACAGATTTCCCTAGTGAATGGTGTCCATTAGCTGTTCAGCGTCTGAAAGCTATTCGTAATTACACTGGAAATCTTTCAGAAGAGAAAGAAGCGAACCTACCTGGTTGCCCTTGGGCTGTCGCACATCAGTTAGCAAACTACTGCTTCTTTAAATTAATAAAAGAAAATATGCCAGATAATAAAGATTTATCAGATATGGAAATAGCCCATTTCTGCGGTGTAAGCATAGATACTATAAAAAAGAGTGAAAAGAAAGCTATTGAGAAGATCCGTAAGACCGAATCTTTCGAGGAGATAGTTAAGACTGATAAGTAGCAATGGTATAATGCATTTAGCGCATGTTCCCTCTTGAGTCCACCTAATTAAACTACCTTCGGGTATTTGTTAGGTGGACTCTTCAATTTCCAGTGAGTTATGTAGTATAATAATTCATATGGGGAAGAAATCACTTCAAATTGATATGATTGCTGGTAGCCAGCTCCGAGATACACAAGGTGAAATGCTTAGTGTAGAGGGTGCTGATATATCTGAATTACAAGCAGGCCGAGGTCGTCTAAATGACAATCACGGCAAGGGTTTTTTCAATTCTATAGGTAAGGTGACTGGGGCCAAGAAAATTTTCTCTAAAGAAGATTGCTCTACCGAACGTCACTCATACTACTGGGGTAAGGTCAAATCACCCTTTATATATGTTGAAGGTGAACTATATGACGATAGTGACCACCCCAACGCCAGAGCAGCATCAGCTATCCTAAGAAATATCCATAAGTCAGATTGTCCACTAAGATTGAAAGCATCCGTTGAGGGTGGGGTTCAAGCAAGAGGTGTGTCTGATACCAACTTATTAGCAAGAACGAAGATTCATTCAGTCGCCCTCACATTCACTCCTGCCAATCAAGCCACCTTAGTAGAACCAACAAGTCTATCTAAGAGCTCTAACTGGGAAGAGGATCAAGTACTTATCAAGTCTGTTATGCATCTTGCTAAAACAGATATCCCGTCATTCCGCCATATTACACGTAGAGTGTCCGCTGAAAAATTAATGGAAAATCTTAGTAAAATTCAAGATTTAGCTGCATCTGTAGGAATTGAGATTCAGATGCCCTATAAGGGCGTCGACGATGTGATAACTAATTCAGTTCGTTATAAACTAAGAAAAAATATTGAAGAAATCAATTCTATAATCAGTGGCGTAAATCAAGCACCTGATCGGAATCAATATGAAGATTTTAAAACACTATTCGAATCTTATGCAAAATTAAAGAAAGCATTGACTGCTGGTTATGGAGGTGCTAGTGCACCAACTGATAGAACCGATGGTTCTGTTATACAAACTGAATCCTTAGAAGATGGATTCAAGTATATAACCTGTAAAGAGTGTGGCCATGAACAAGTTCACATGGGAAACCAAGTAAAGTGTCGAGAATGTCAGAAGAGTTTGTCATTTGAAGACTTAGTTCGAATGATGGTGTAACCCGAGTAGTACCCAAGTATGTTTAACTTTGCACTTATGATATAGTAAATAACGCGTTAAGCGATTTGTGCAAATCAACTTAATTAAGGAGTAGTTTTAGATGGCTAATAAAGAGCAAATCTTAGACAAGATTGCCCGAAACATGTCTCAGAGAAGTCTTTCTGTTGAGAGAGTAGGCGAAACAGTCGAAGTAACAAAAGCAGGTGGTGCAGGGGATGTTCTCGTTGTATCATATAAAGAAAAAAGTGTTCAATCACCAATGGGTGGAGTAAGTGATCAAATATCACCTTTCCTTGGTATTGGAATCGCTGGAGCCGGATCAATTTTGATCAAGGGTGCAGCTGGTGAAAATTCAATCGCGGCAATTTTTGACGATAGTGATGCATTAGAACTTCTACATGAGTGTTCTGGATTTGCTAACGATGTTGAAGTTGAAGAAGGCGATACTACTAATCAACTTGCTCGTATTCGTGGACAAGCTGATGTTATTGGCTTAGGCGAGTAACCTTAACTCTTAATTGGAAGGATTAGACACTATGAATGAAGAGATGATGAAAAGTCTTGTTTCTCTAATCGATGAAAGCTTAGCTGAAATCGAAGAGTTAAAAAAGTCTGATCGTTTTTCCGCTTCTGAAGTTAAGATGGGTGATTCTGAAGGTCTAGCAGGTAAGGACAAAAATGGTTCTCTAGGCAAAGAAGAAGAAGCTAGTAAAGCTGACGATGACGACAAAGACGACGACAAAGACGACGACAAAGACGACGACAAAGCAGAAAAAGCTGACGATATGGACAAAGGCGAAGGAAAAAATTCCGAAGCTGATCCTAACGCTGGTAAGCATCAAATTGTTAAGGCAGATGATGACAAAGACGATGATGATGACAAAGACGATGATGATGACAAAGACAAAGATGATATGGACAAAGGCGAAGGAAAAAATTCCGAAGCTGATCCTAACGCTGGCCACCATAAACTGGCTAAGTCTGTCGCAGAATCTTTGGAGAGTCAAGAGACTTTAATGAAGTCTTACATTGATGACAAAGTGGGGGGTCTTGAAGGAAAGCTAGAAGCAATTGCTAAAGCTGTTCAAGATTTGGCAGAATCACCAGTACCTTCTAAGGGTGCTACTTATAAGAGTGTACAACCACTTGCTAAGTCAGCTGGCGAAGAAGAAGGTGAAGCTTTAAATAAGTCTCAGATAGTTGAAAAACTATTCGATCTTAAGAAGAGTGGTGAGAGCGTAGAAACAGTGGATATTGCAAGTGCAGAACTAGGTAATCCTAGCGAGCTTGTTAAAATCGTTAATAAGTACAACATTAAATAAGGGAGTTTGTCCAAAATGGCATTTAACGAAGCAGTAAATTCAATCATGCAGGGCATTGAGCAGGGTCTTGTTACTCCTGACGATGTTGAAAACTTGCAAAAAGCGATTACAGCTGGTTATGGTGGAGCCGGGAAACCGACTGATCTAACCTACGGTGGTGTAATCCAAACGGAGTCATTAGAGACTACTCTTAAGAGTGTAACTTTTGACATGAAAAACCTTAAGTTGTGGCCTGCGATTTCGATCGACAAAGCATACAACTTATTTGAGCAGTACAACCGACTAACTGGTTACGGTTCAGATTCTAGTCCTTACATTGGTGAAGGTGGAGCTCCTCAAGAAGAAGATTCTACATACATCCGTGACGGACAAAGAATTGTGTTCTTTGGTACAAGACGTAAAGTCTCTCACCAAATGACTCTTGTCCGTACAACTGTTGGTGATGTTGTAGCACAGCAAGCTAAAGAAGGTACTATGCATCTTCTTAAGAATGTTGAAAGAGAAATGTACTGGGCACACGCTCACTTTACAGACGCTCTTGGTCTTCAAACTGGTTCAACTTCAGACATTCCGCAAGACTCTCTTGCAATGAATGGTCTTCTTCAGCAGCTTCTTAGAGGCGATCAGGATGCTCAGCAGCAGTCTGGTGACTTCGAAGGTTACGGCTCATTCCAGTCAATCGTTCGCGATCAAGCTGGTTCAGTAATGACCCAAGATGATATTGAAGAATTATCTGTGATCTTGCTTGAGAATTTCGCTTCTCCTTCAGAGATTCACATCGAGCCTCTAGCTCTTAGCTCATTTGTTAGACAATTCTATCCACAATTCCGATCTGCACCAGGTCTATCTAACCAAACTGTTGGTTACGATGTATCTAAGGTCCAGACAACAGCCGGAACAATGGATCTTAAGCCTAACTTGTTCTTACGTCCACGTGGGCGCGCTCGTGCTAAAGCTGTAAATGCTAATGCTCCTGGTCTTCCAGCAGCAGTAACAGGTGCAGATGGCGGCGGAGCAACTGGTCAACTTGCGGCTGGTACATACCAGTACAAGATTACTGAAGTAAACGACTTCGGTGAGTCCTCACCGCGTCAGATTACTTCAGCAGTAACTGTAGCAGCTGATGACAGCTCAGTCGTTCTAACAATGCCAGCTCCTCAGGCTGGAACGAAGTACTTCCGAGTATATCGTTCTGCTGATGGCGGCGCTGCCGGAACTGAAGAGTTCGTTGGAAACTACAGAGCTGGCCTAGCCGCTTATGTAGATGCTGGCGAAAAGAGTCCTGGTCTCGGTGAAGCATTCATGCTTGACCTTAACGCAGAGTGCATGCGCTTCAAGCAGCTTGCTCCTCTAAGTAAGATCAACTTCGCAATCGTTACAACTGCACTTGAGTTCGCGATTGTTCTTTACGGAGCGTTGTTTGTTTATACTCCTCGTTTTAACGGTGTGTATAAGAACATGGGTAAGTAATAGAAAATATGATTTGACGTAAATTAGGGAGACTTTTAAGTCTCCCTTTTTTATTCCCTCGCCGCACTATAATTCCATTTGTTATTTGTATAATAGAGATCTAAGATATTAATAATTATGAAATAAAGGGTGCTGCATGCGAGCTAAATATATTTGTCTTGAAGGTACTGAAGGCGTTGGAAAAACAACACAGACCAAAAATCTTGTACAATATCTAGAGGAGAAAGGTTTTAAAGTTCTTCAAACGAAGGAACCTGGGACACCGCTTTCCCCTTTAACTATGCAGTTACGAGGTATCATGTTAGACGCTCAGTATGAAAACGAAATGACAGTGCCCGCTCGAGAATTAGTTAGTCAAGCCATTAGATCAATCCATTTACAAAATATAGTTAAACCAGCTCTTGATGAGTACGATTTCATTATTCAAGACCGTGGGATCCTATCGGGTCTTGCTTATGGTGCAGCTTGCGGGAATGATTCTGATTGGTTGAATAGCCTTGCATGCGAGGTTAATCATGTAAATGACAATTACACGCAGATGTATGATAGTGTTATATACCTAACTGGAGATGTATCTAAGGGGTTGGAAATTGCTAAGAATTCTAAACAAGAATTTGAAGCAGGAGACGCTATGGAAGCCAAGGGTGACTCCTTCATGCTGAAGGTTGCCGATAACATGAATGAATTCTCAAAACACTTTAATACTAGTAAGATTTGTGTCGATGGTAAAAATATCGACGAAGTATTTCAGGAGATTTTGATCTCACTTAACTTGGGGTAATTATGACAGAAGAGATATCAAAAGAAGAAGCTAAAAAGCTTAAGGAAGCAGAGAAGCTTCGTAAAGAGCAGGAAAAGCTTCAAGAGCAAAAGCGCAAAGAAGAAGAGAAGCTCAAGAAAGAAGCTGAGAAACTTCAGGAAGAGCAAGAGCGTAAAGAGAAAGAAATCGAGCTCATTGATGCTTATGCCGAAATAGCCGAAGAGAAGGGTTATGTCAGTATGAATGACATGGTCGATACTGGATACTCGAAGGATACTGTTACGTATTACTTTCGTAACCTGGCGCGTCTCAATAAGGCAGCTCGTGAGGCACATCCGGATAGTTTCTTTGATATCTACCTTAACGAACTACTTACACCAGAAAATCTCCATAAGATGCAGACTGCTGTTTCAAACCATAAGCGATTCTTTGTAACTACGGCTGTAACAGGTTGTAAGGCAAACGATGAGTTTATTGCATCGATTAAGAATTTCTGCGCAAAGAATAAGGCGCATGCTTTGATTCTCGTAGCATCAGATCCTGCACATAATAAGTTCTCACCTGGAGCCGATTACGGAACAGTTGATGCACAATTGGCTAACGACCCCGATATCTCTATTGTAGTATCGGATATTGCATTGAATACAAATCTCTGCATTAGTACAGTTAAACTAAGTGCTAAACATGTTGATCCTGCCACGAGCATGACACGTATTGCTTCAAAGAATGGTACATTTATCTTTGCTTCACCTAAACAAAGGTGTAAAGCTGTACCAGTATCTAATCAAAAGTTTCCACACTTTGTAATGACCACAGGTGCAGTCACTGTCCCAGACTATTCAACAGATAACTATATGAGTGGAAGAACTGCATTCATTGCTGAGCACGATCACGTTATCGGTGGATTGGTTGTTGAGGTTGTTGATGATGATAGATACCATTTCAGGCAGGTCCAGATTGACGAGGATGGCGCGTTTATCGATCTTGGTGTGCAATATCATGCAGACGGATCAGCCACTAAGATTGCACCAGAGGCATTCGTATTAGGTGATTGGCATTCTGGTTCGACGGACCCATTAGCAAGAGATGCATTTTTTGAGGTAGCTAAATTAACAGGTGTTAACCGTTTAATTATGCACGACCTGTTTGATGGTGAAGCTATTAATCACCATGAGCGAAACAATGTAATATCTAGAGCTAAAAAAGTTGCAGAGCAGAAACATGATCTTAGAAGTGAGATACACTTCTTGGTTAATGATATAAATAGTCTTACTGAACTTGTCGATGAAGTTGTTATTGTTAAATCTAATCATGATGAGTTTTTAGATAGATATCTAATGTCTGGCTATTACATACAGGATCCACAGAATCATCGCTATGCGCTAGATCTTGCAAGAGAGGCGATCGACGGTAATGATCCTCTACAATGGGCTGTAAATGATATCGGATTAAATACGCCAGATAAAGTTAGGTGGTTAGATAGAGATGAAGACTACAAAATCGCGGGTATCCAACTTGGAGCTCATGGAGATCTTGGGGCGAATGGATCTCGAGGCGGTATCAAGAGTATTGAAGCGGCATACGGACTCTCTGTCACCGGACATAGCCATACTCCTGAAATTCTTCGTGGCGCTTGGCAAGTTGGAACTACTAGTCTCCTAAAACTCAGTTATAATCGTGGCCCAAGTTCTTGGATGCATTCAAGCTGTCTTGTGTATCCAGATGGATCACGTCAAATGATAAATGCTATCAATGGCGAATGGAGACTGGAAGAGGATCTGTTCTTAGAAGCCGCGTAACTAAAGGAACATGCGATGCACTTTAAGGAAATAGAGACCAAGTACGATGCCAATAATATCAAGATGTCAGATTTTCTGACTATCATAGAAACGCTTCCTATTAGGAAGAAATTAATGGTTTCTTCCTATGATGAGTACTTTACAGATAAAGGTGGTAATTTTGTCAGATACAGACACCATACAGATAGAGGGGAGCTCACAATCAAGCGAAAGCTTGCTGCCAACTCTAACACTGAACGAGTTGAAGTTAACCTACCAACTGATGGTGACAATGTCAAAACTGTTTCCGCATTCCTCGAGCTGCTTGGATATAACCCTAACTTTGGAATATATAAGACGTGTAATATCTTCTGGACTGGAAAAGTCGATCTGGTCTACTACGTAGTCTATGATATGGAGCTGAAAGAACAGCGCCGCTTTATCGAGATTGAAGCCGATGAGGACCTAGAATGGGAATCAGAGGAAGAAGCCTGGGAAGAAATAGTTAAATATGAGAAGATGTTAGAGCCAATTGGTATTACTCCTCAACACCGCCTTCGTAAAAGTCTATTCGAAATATTCCAAAAGTAACCGATACACCGACACTGCGACAGTCGGTTTAAGTCCCCTTTTGTGATATACTATAATGGTAATATCGCAAAAAGGAGAGTTAATGAAAGCTGCAAATATACCCGCTGGATCACAGAGAGATTCTGAAGTTGGTTTAGTTTGGGAAGAAAAAGTAGCCGGGGGTTCAACAACCTTTAGAGCTAAATTCCAATCAACAGTAAGAATTCATGCTATTGCTCAAACCACGGTTACACTAGATGGGGCACCATCTATTACGCTCGAAGCGGGTGAGACTGAACGTATCAATGTTGGTACTGGTAAGGCTGATGATAAGCGTTCAACAGTAGAAGTTATTATTACTGGTACTGCCAACGTACAACTAGCAAAAGAAGAAGAAACAGGTCGACGCACTCGATAAGAAAGGTATTCAATGAAAACCTGCAATAAGTGCGGTCAAGATAAGAATCAGACAGACTATTATTCCTCAGAATCAAGGTGTAAAGAGTGTGTTAAGCAATATACTCGTAATCGTCACGCTAATATCCCACAAGCACAAAAAGATCTATATAATCAGAAGCGCAGAGATAAGCGTAAAGAGTTCACGGAATCTGATAGAAATAAAGAGCGAGCACTGAAGAGAAGAGCATATGCTAGAAGAAAAGATAATATGTCAGAAGAGGAACTACGTCATTACAAGGAATACAAACGAAATTCATATCATAAGATGATGCTGAATATATCTGATGCTGAAAAACAGCGTCGGCGTAATAATAGAAATAAGTATTTACGAGAAAAATACAATACTAACAATCTCTTTAAGATTAAAGCGATATTACGTGCTAGATTGAATGAGGCTCTTAAGAATAACCAGAAGTCGGGTTCTGCAGTTAGAGATCTAGGTTGTTCCGTTGAATTCTTGAAAACCCACTTAGAATCTAAGTTTACAGAAGGTATGAATTGGGAAAATCACGGTGAATGGCACATGGATCATATTAAACCTTTAGCTAGTTTTAATTTAGAGAATAGAGAAGAATTACTTAAAGCTTGTCATTATAGTAATTTACAGCCGCTGTGGGCCGAAGATAATTTAAGTAAGGGGGATAAGTATGTTGGATAACTTCAGGGACCTACTTCTTAAAAAATGTGAAGATAGTTCCCTTAAAAATTTAATCCAGTTTGCTAGAGAGGATCTTTTAACTGATTTAGTGTTTGAGTCATTAGAAAAAATGGCCGATGCGAAACATAAAGGTGATACTGCCAATGTTGCATTAAGAAACTTTGGTTCAGAGATGGATCCCGAAACGCACCCAGATATGATAAGAGATGCCTTGGGTCATCATGCAACTAGATATAAAGCAGCACTAGCTGGAGATCGTAAAGATCTAGCTGATTCTCATGCAAAACAATTTTTTAATTTAGTTAATACAGCAAAAAAAGTCCAAAAGCATTCAGATGGTAAATTAGATGTAGATGCGGTATCTCCCCATGCGTGGGAGCGTAACTCAAAAACAAATCAATATGATTCTGATCACCCCATGGTTGCTGCAGGGAAAAGATCTCCTGGTGATTTTGTAACTGATACTAAAGGGTGGTCATACTCAGGCAAAGATCATAGTTTCCTCCAAGATCCTCCACATGAATCCTATATGAAAGAAATCCGTAGACATGGGCACAATGATGCTTATCCCATGGAAGAGACACGTATTAATGGTAAATATATTACTGTTGATGATATGGATCCAAGTGAATTAAACGGTCATGAAAAACATGAGTTTGATCATCATCCAATTATGGAACATGGAAAGCAACATGCGGGGAAAAGATCTCCAGAGGATGATGCTAGATATGATTCTGAGACCATGGCATACGATGATTCGCCTCATATGGACAAGTACTTTGATCGCCAAGATGCAATGCAGGAAGCTGACCCTGAGGGTTATGCAGCAAGAGGATCTAAGGCTTCTGATCCAGTGCATAAAGAAACCGGTAACTCATTAGATACAACAAGGGAAGAAGCAGCAAAAGAAAAAATCCCAAAAGAAAAAACCAAGGTTAAGAAAGAGAAAGCTAAGATGTCAGAAGAGGATTTCTCTTCACATATAAGCGACTCCGATATTCCTGATGATATTAAGGCATCTATATTAGCGAGGTTAAACAGTGGGAAGTAGAGATTTACTAGATAAAATCGCAGCAATCTATACAGTTGATCCTGAAAAAGGTAATGAGTTTCTAAAGTCATTATATGAGGCTAGTGAAAGCACATCTGTTCTTGAGAAAGCTAAAAAAACTAAGTCACAGAACTCTGATTGGAAAGCATCTGAGGATTTAACTGATAAGCAGAAAGAAGAAATTGCAGCACATATGGAAGATGGGTACTCTGAACGAGAAGCTCACCGCCACGCCGGTGCATATAAAGAAGAGGGTGATTTTCAGCAAGCGCTCAAGTCACACACGAACCCATCTATGATGTCAGATAAGATGATCGATAAGATGAAGGGGTTAGCTAAAGAGTGGTTAGGTAATGCTGATAAGCATGAGAAGCTTAATGCCAATATTGAAAAGAATCCAATGAAACATGCTTCTGGTAAAATGCTTGCTGCTCATGAAGAGCACATGGGTGATTACAAGAAAGCTTATAATGACTTCTTAGGTTCAGATGATGTTAAAGAATTATCTGGTCGAGATAGACATAAGGCCGTGAAAGAATGGAAAAAACAGTATAGAGAAGAGAATCCGGATCACAGTGATAAAATAGCTAACGTTTCTCAATCACAACAAAGTGTTGGAGAAGCTAGACAAACTGGTAAGCAGAGTTTACAAGATAAACTTTCAAATATTATTTCAGGGGGTTTTTCCCCTGATGAAACACATGATGCAGAAGCTGGTGCCCAACACGCAGGAATCAGTCTTGGCAGAGAGGGTGAAGCGGCAACTGGAAAAGTTGCTAGAGATCCAATGTCTGCATTTGCAGGAGGTAATCAGAAATTAGTGAGCATGCTATCTGATGAACAAAAAGAGCGATTTGATAGAATTGGTAGTGCAGCAGCTACTCACGGTAAAGAACGTGTACCGGAAGCTGCCGCAGAGAAACCAAAACAACGCATTGTTATAAGAAGGAAAAAAGATGGCGGACAGTAAAACACCACTACAGCAACCGTTTCCGCTTCGACACACCGAAGAGATACTACCGAAGGTAGATAGGTTCTGTGTATTACCCACGGCGGCACACTTAAAGAAAACAACATTGTTTGGTATTCCTTTATGTTCTTCGTTAACTGGTCAAGAGATGGATGACGATACATTAGAGTTCTATATTAACTCAGGTATATCTGAGCTAGAACATACTATGGATTTACACATAACACCTGTGAGATTCCGTGAGACACATGACTATAGAAGTCAGTCTTTTACATGGAGTTATAACTACATGAAACTAGATCACCCGAACATCTTACATGTTCATAAGGTGGAACTTTCATTTAGTAATAACCAAGAAGCTGATGGGTTTGTTCAATTCCCTAATGAGTTTGTATATGTTAAACCTCAAGAAGGTACATTACAGCTTGTTCCTGCTTTTGGTACATCTCTATCTGGATTCCTACTGTCTGCCTTTAGTGGTACACAGTTCCATGCGCTTCGTGCAATTGGGGTTACAGATTTTCCGGGGGGAATAAGAGTAGAGTACACCGCTGGTTTCGCACCAGATAAAGTACCATATCTTATATGTCAAGCTATAGAGATAATGGCTGCTATTAACGTTCTTTCAGCTTTAGGACCAGTACTATTTCCTCAGACTTCTTCTTCTATCGGTATCGATGGAACTAGTCAGAGTGTCGGTACATTTGGACCTAAACACCTGAACGATAGATTGGTGCAACTTGAGCAAGAACGCGAGCGTGTAATGAAAGCTCTTTCCGGGTACTATCAGAGAAACTTCCTCGTAGATTGGTTATAATAGGTATTAGTATGATAAAAGAAAAAGACAAAATACCAGGTGGATTAGCGGACGGTAAGTCTTCAAGGGATTTCGATTCTAAGAGGTTAGCTCAAGGTATCCGAGTAGAAATGGAGCACACTAATAATAAGAGTGTTGCACGTGAAATTGCTATGGATCACCTAACTGAAGATGAGAACTACTATGATAAACTCAAAGATATCCATAAGTGGGATCGCGTAGACGAAGAAGCTGATGGTAAAAAAGAATTTGATTATGGTAAAGAAGAATTAGATAAAAAATGGAGTAAACTCAAAAAAGCTGTTGTTGATAGTGACGAGGCTATTATGGAGATTGCTGGTCAAGAATATAACCCTGATGAGGAAGACGATGAACAAGAGACCGATCAAGATGAAGATGCGGGGTCCGATGGAGATACCGATGAGCGAGCAGATAACGGAGAGCCTGAGTCAAGTGATGAGGGAGCTGAAGCTGAATCGGGGGATGAGCAAGATATGCTTGCAGACGACGGTGCTGATTCCGGGGAACTCGATGGAGATCCGGAGGATGATCAACAGCAAGTCGTTGAAGCTCTGCAAGAAGCGGGGTATTCAGAGGCTGAAATCGCCCACATAGTCCATGGCCACAACTTACCTACTCCTAATATCGATGATACTAAAATGGAAGGTGAATCAGCTCAAATTCAGCAGAAGCACGAGCACCAAGATAGAATGAATGATCTTGAGTACGAGACTGCACAACAAGAGCAGGGTGTCAATGGGTTAGATAAAGATCATAAGCAGCGCATGCTGGACTTAGAGTATGAATCTGCTAAGAAAGAGAAAGAGCTTGAACTTGAATTCAAGAAGAAAGAACTTGAACAAAAACTTAAGCATAAAGAGGAATCACAAGCTGCTAAGAAAGCTGACGCTGCTAAGAGTAGATCCCAAGATGCTGCTAAAACATCTAAGAAAGAGAAGGCCGGTAAGTAATGGATTTAGATAAACTATACAAGAAGCTTAAAGGATATAAGGATCTTCTAGTAAAAGGAGAACCTGCTCCAGATATGGCATCTCCTGAGAAACCTAAAGGATTAGACAATAAGCGTAAGCCTGTTACTCACGATGAATGTGGTCGTCCATTTGCTAAAGATGAGCTAGATGATAAGATTAAAGCTAAGCTTAAGGCAAAGATGGATGAAAAGGGTTTTGGTGAGGCAGATGCTACCCGACATATTATAGATAGGGATCATGGAAACAAAATAGCCCAACAACCGAAAGAGAAACCTCTTCTTCAGACTGAATTAATTAAGTTCGATAAACAGGGTCAATGGTCTCTTGAGAAGAGTAATTATGGCCCTAAAGACATGAAGTTATATAGTCAGAAAGATAATATAAAAAGAAAGTCAAACCGTACTGGCGTGGAAGTTGAGGGTGCAGGTGGGAATAGAGCACAGAAAGAATGGGCAAGCGGGGGACGTGATAGCACTAAAGATCAGGTGGCGCGTCAGGCTAAGATTGATCAAGCAAAGAGTGCTGCGAGCCCTGTTAAGGTTTTCTCCGATGAAGAGAAAAAAGCTTTCCAAGCAAAATATGATGCAGATCAGGCCAAAAAGGCGGACTTGAATGGTCCAGATACGGGTGGTAATGAAAATGATGACGGATCCGTAATATAATGGCTAAGTTTAATCAGGGTGGTCAGTGGACTATAACTGGTAGTGAAGATACCCTTTTATTTAAAACAGGGGAAAAACGACACTCTGGAAAAGGCCCAGTGATCGAAAAGAAAAAAGTAGATCCAGATAGTGAAGAGGCTAAACAGTTCTTCAATGATCTGGCTAAGTCTATATTAAGTGGCTCGAAAGAAAACGGTTTCAGACAAGCTACTGATCAAGAACTATTTGGAGGACTAGTGGTTTCAGAAGAACAACTTCAGAAGGCTGAAGATGATTGGAACAACCAACTTAACGGTTTTTATAAAGAAGCTGCTAAACCCTTAGAAAAACAGGATTCCGTAGATAATGCTGAATGGGGAAGCGGAAAGTCTTTTAATGATTCTTTAGCTCCCGAGGAACTAGAGAAAAGAAATAAGCATATCGGTTAAACTGATATAATAAGAATACGATAGTCTACATAAGGTTGTAGATGTTTGGTTGAGGAAAACGATGTTTGAAAAACGCTTTAAGCGCGTGGCTCAGCAGTTATTTACTGCAGATGCTACAGATACTGGTATTGTAACCATACCTGATACCCGCCTTTTTAAGGTAAAGCAAGTCGTAACCGTATCCTCAACTTTATCTATTAATCCCTTACTCCTTGAAGTCAAAGACGTATTATCCCAAACTCAAATGCAACTTGGCCCTAAGGGTGGCAACATTAAGGGCTACGTAGATTTATCTGCATTTACTACTATAGTTGGATCTTATGTTCAAGCTAATGAGCAAAAAAGATCTGAAATCCCAGTACTTGAGATTCCTAGATTTACGTATGAAGAAGAGCCGGTCGTTGCTTGGAGAACTATTCTTGTAGATGATCTTGGCGACAAATATAATGAAGAGAACCCGTTCCCTGTAAGGATTAAAGAGACCGTAATTGATGCCTCTCTAGAAGTCCAAATCAGTCACTTAGATAACTTCCCTAACGCGGGAGATATAGCTGACTCTGTTCGTCTTGGTTCTGGTACAGACGGTGAATTC